TTTAATATCCTTGTATTAACACCTTTTGCATAAGGAGACAAAAAATCTATACTGGATATTTTAAAATATCTATTGTTTAAAGTATAAAGTTTTTCTTTTAAATCTTTTAATTTTTCAAATGATTGAGTACAAGTATATTTATTTTCATACATCCCATGATCTAAAAAATATACTCTATCATATAATTTTATCATTCCTGTTTTCCTTCTGCTTTGGATATAACTTGTTCTGCTCTTTTAACTGCCGCACATAAATTATTAAATGATTCACCTAATCCATTACGTGGACGGCTCGAACTATTTATAGTGTTGATATAATCCTGTACTTTTTCGTTTAATAATTCTAATACATCTAATAACCAAATCTTCTCTTTTCGCAAATCATTTATAACAGTAATAGCATCTGTTAAACATTTTTTCTCATCAAATAATGTCATATACAATTCAGGATCGTCAGGGCAAATTGCCTTTAAAAAATCCATTATGTATTGTGGAGTTTTATTCATATTTATTCCTTTAAATAATAGCAAGGGAAGATTTTATTTCCTCCCTTGCTATCTCCCTTAAAATTATGCAACCTGCAACAATGAATTAAATCCAACCTGCATCAAATTGTTTCCTGAACCGAATACTGTACTATCAAATCTTTTCTCTTCTGTCAATTCATTTGTCTTTGCTCTTATCGTCTTATGATGATTCACATATTCTGTCAATGCTTGCATCGCTCCGTATGCTGTTCCTTTTACTCCTTCTATTTCCGTTCCTTTCCCAGATACAAGCAATTCATTGTACTTTGATATTGCAGTTTCATATCTTGCTTGTGATTTATCTTCCTTCGGTTTCGGTATCAATGTTTTGAACCATGCAATCGCTCCGCTATTATCCATCGGAGCGCCAACAAGATATTTCATCTTATCATCAAAATCTGTTATCCCTTCATTATAATAATTCAACATCTCTCTTGCTACTCCTATTTTTTCATCCATATTTGTTGTATGTTTGATATTGAAAAATCTAACACTATGAGGTAACTGATTCATACACACCCACCGTGAACTCAAACCATATCCCATAAATGATGTTGAGCCATCAAAAGAATTCATTATCAACATTGAATGTGTTACCCGATCTCCTCGAATATATTCCCTGTCATTCAATGTTATACTCGCTCCTATACGTCTACCATTATCAAATAGCAATCCTCTATCAATTTTCCCATTTGATACACTTAAAAATTTATCTATGAAATCCCATGTCTCTTTCGGCTGATTTACTTTGTATCTTGAACCTACAATTCCTAAAGGACTTCCATTGTCATTTCTAACCGTAACGTAATTCCCTTCATACTCCATCAACGAACCATTAAAATTATACGAGCATGGTATTTTATCAACTCCGAAATTGTGCCCTGCAATAACAATCGCTTCTTCAATCCCTTTTACATCTTCTAACTTTGTTCTAAACATTTCTTTCTCCCTTTAAAAAAATACCTAAATCAATTCCTTTATACGTTCAATCATTTTCTTATAATATTTATCTTCACCATAAATCCTTTTATAAATTTCTATCGTTAGAACATCAAACTGATGTGTATATAATTTTGCTCCTTTATGACAATTCCCTAAAGCATGGTACATTTCATGTATAACTAACATCTTTTTTCCTGCCATACATAACTTATTCCATACATTCCATCTGAAATATATAGCATGTTCACTTTTACGATAACAAGCAGAACTACCACCTTGTTTTGAAAATATTTTAGGAAAAATACTATTTTCATTTCTCATATAAAAATACACATCTCTGCATACATCTATAATTTCCTTTTCAAGTTCTAAATTCCTTGCCATTTCTCATCTCCCTTTAAACAACATCACAATATTTCATAGCCGTCCGCAAAAGATTGTTATAATCACCAGACATAGCTTCTTCCAAAAACTTCTTGGCATTCTCTGCCTGTCCTGCCTTTTTGAGTGCTTTCTGACAAGCACCCAATATCGCAAATGCATTCCCATCTCTACCTGTCAATTTCACTATTTCCTCTTCTGTTCTCGTAATCATTTCTTTCTCCTTTCAATAAATAATAAACCACGAAAAACAAACCTTCTACCTTCTTGTACTATCTCAAAACTATTACAATGAATCCTTTTGCATCCTTTTTTAATTTTATTCTTTTTCATTTTCTTTCTCCTTTTCAAAAAAACCTTTTTTGTAAACCATATCAATTTCCTTTTTCATCTTTACATATATATTATAACATATTGTTTGACAAATGTCAAATTAAAATTAAAATATATTTTAACATTATATAATGATGCCTATTAAAAAACCCTATAAACCGTTAAATATAGCGTTTTATAGGGCTTTTAACGATATATAGAATATATAAGGTTATTTATAGAAATCTTCTTTTTTCTCAACTGTGAAATCCTTGGCAAGCCTTAGACCATCATCATACAATCTGCAATGTTCCCAATCCGTCCCAATTTCCCATCCGTATAAATCCAATCTTCCCATCCGATTTTTTGCTACTCCAATTTTTGCTCTGTTCCGACTTCTGTAATAATCGTCCTGATAAATCCATAACATTACAACACAATTCTGTTCCACTCCTGATGATTCTTGCAAGTCTGACATAATGTAATACGGGTCACTTCTCTTTTCTGCTTTCTCCCTTCCCATCCTGCTTATCTGATGAGGCACTATGACCCACAAGTTTTTTTGTGTTGCTAATATCTTTGCCCTTCTCATTATCTCTTTTATTCTTACCCTGTAACTCTCATAGTTTTTATCAGGATCAACTAACTCCAAATAATCAATTATTAAAATATCTAATTTTGTATGCGATTGTATCTTATCTATTTCCATATCTAATATATCCATCGAAAATTTTCCCTCTGGTTGTTGTATATATAAATTCCTATAACTGCCCATTTTCTCAACAACCTTTTTGTAATCCTCAAACTCAACCGCATCTAATTGCCGTCTCCTGATTCTGTTTAATGTCAAATTACTAAATCCCATATCATAAGCAATCCTTGCCTGAAATATATGCTCCATCTCTTCATCATCCATTTCCAATGTAACAACCAAAACATTATCACCATTCAGTATTGCATTATAAGCAAGTTCTTTTGATAATTGCGTTTTTCCATCGGATGTATTATGCACAACAAAATCATTAGCAATAAAATTATTATACTTTGGAATAGATAAATCATAACATTGATTTTTACCTTCATGTTTTATGCTTGTTATTCTATCCCACATTATATCACCCTCTGTTTTTAATTTCTTTTTTATCGGCATAGGTAATTTTCTCGGTATTGCAATATAATCACCTATTTTTAAATCCTTAATTTTTTTCCATCCATTTAATGTATAAAATGGATGATTCATTGATACAGATATTTCATTTCCTATATTTGTTTTAACATTATATGTATCAAGTAATCCAGTATCAAGCCATGATGATACTTTCTGTTTTGATAATTTATAATCATCTTTCATAGAAATAACATAAGGCATTTTTTTCTTTACAAATTCTTCAATAGGAACATAACTTCCGTTTCCATTTAAAATCAATGTTCCTTCTTTCAAACAATAACCTCCGATTATCCATGTTTCACCTCTCCATCCACCTCCCGTTAAATCATTCAATCGTGCACTGAATGTTTCATAACTATAATTATTCGGTCTCAAATATTTATCAATAGCAAACTTACTCCTTTTTGCTAAACTTATCGGCTTACCCTTATCCGTTACATTCATAAAATTATGTAAATACTTTGTTAATGTTTCTTCTGCTTTTTCTATGTCTCCTTCTTTTCTTGATTTTACTGCATTTAATATTTCCTTATCAAACATCCTATATTTTTCTTCTTGTATTAAATATTTTATTGCACTTTTAAACTCATCATCTGTTATAACCCTCCTGCAATGCAATACCATTTCATAACATACCTCAACCGTTCCTTTCCAATCAACTGGTATTTTATTTGTCTCTGCTAATCGTTGTCTAAATTCCTTATCAGATAAAAATATGCCGTCCTGTATATATGCTATTTCATATAATGCGTAAATATACCGGAAATGTTTCACCCTTAAATATTTATTCTTGATATAATTAAAACTATCAATTAAAAAATCCTTTCTTGTTATAACTCCATGTAAAAATATCTTTTGATAATACCATATATCACCTTCATCAATCTTTTCCTCCAATGCCTTTAATGTCTCAATTATTTCCTTCTCTTTAAATTTAGGAAATGTAATATCCTCTGGTGGCTGTGGGTCAAAATTCTCTCCACTATTAAAAAATATATCCGTATCATATTTATACTTTTCACACTCTTCTAAACTTGGTTCATATCCTGCTTCCAATTCTCCATTCTCTCTTTTTGCACTCCAATAATATTCTTTGCCTTTTATTGCCATTATGAATTACCCTTACTCAAATAATAATCCTTGTTCCGTTTTTATTATACAAACAGCATCTGTTCGCGTTTTTTATTAATTGCAATTTCACAATTCAAAATTGATTGTTTGTAATATTCACTTTTTAAATCAATACCCTTTGCTCTCCTATTCATTATCAATGCCTGATATAACTCAGAACCAATACCTGCGAATGGTGTAAATACAATATCACCCGGGTTGGAATACAATTCAATCATGCGTTCAATAACCTCCAGTTGTAATGGGCATATATGCCGTTCATCATCCTCGCATCGTGCCGCCGTTCTATTTAATGTGTCCGACTGGTTTATGTCCGTCCATATCGGCGATGCTATTTTCTGCCATTTATCAACGGGGTAATCCTCCGGTGTGTGTTTTATCGGTTTTTTGTTATCTCCGGGTTTTCTAAAAACACATACATAATCGGGTATTCCCATTCGAGACATTACACTGTCTTTTTTTAATTGTTTCCACAACAAACCAAGCGCCTTTGTGCGTTGCATTGCCACTACTGGATCTTTCCATATACAAACCTCGGCATGATACAAAAAACCCTCATCCGTAAACCACCTTATTATATCACCTCTAAAATCTCGTATCTGTATTTCACCAGTGAATTGTTTTGTTAATGGCAAATTCATACAATGGACTGCGACATTGCGGCCAGTCAGCATCACCCTGTATAATTCTTTTATTAAATATTTAAAATGTATTCCAAATTCAATATAATCTTTTGAATTTCCCATATCTCGTATGTTATCTGAATATGTGTATAACGATGCAAACGGCGGACTGAATATAGAAAAATCAATTGATTCATCAGGTATTTTTTTAGTTTCCTCAACACTATCCCCCTTAACAATTGTATAATCATCTGTTTCATATATTTCCGAATTATAATCATCCATTTTATCGTTTCCTTTTTTTAATTTTATTTTTGTTATATCAGCCATATTTGCTGTCATATTTTTAGCCATTGCAATTGCGTCCTTTTCTTTTTCCAATACATTCCTCAATACAGATTGACTTTTCTCTGAAATTATTATATGTACATTTACAGGTTTTTTCTGCCCAAATCTCCAACATCTCCTGACCGCTTGATAATATTGTTCGTATGAATCCGATATACCTAAAAATATAATATTATTACAATTCTGCCAGTTCATACCAAATCCGGCAATGCGCGGTTTACTGACAAGCCTTTTTATTTCTCCATTTGCAAATCCAATCATTCTGTTTTCTTTGTCATCATCTTTATCTGATCCGGTGACTTCAATAAATCCATCTATCATTTTACCAACCGCTTTTGATTCATCATTCAAATTGCACCATACGAGCCATGGGTCTTTACTTTTTCCTATAATTTCTATTGCTTTTTTTATGCGTAATTCAATTGTGCTTTTTCTTGCATATCTGCGTTCTGATAATGTTTGTGCTTCTCTAACAAAAAACTCACCCTCTAATGGTTCAGAAGAATGCATTATGTGCTGTGAAATTGCCATATGAGGGAGAATAAAATCTTTATCTTCATATCCCAAATCAGATGGTTTTCTTATCATCACTGCCCATTCAGATACCCATTTCCAAAAATCATTTTGTGCATGTCCTTTTAATCTCCATTTTGACGTATCTGATCCGTCGTGTATAAAAAACATAGGAAGCATCTGATCCCGTTTCATCGCCCCTATAAATTCAGAATGATTGCCAAGTTCCATATAATCATTCGGCGCCGGTGTTGCTGTACATGCAAGTTTGTATTTCATTTGTCCTGTTTTGTTTATTATTTCCGTTCTGAATTTACCAGTAAACGATTTTAATATAGATGATTCGTCTAATACAACACCACAAAAACTATTTAAATCAAACTTGTGCAGTTTCTCATAGTTTGTTATATTTATCCCTTTTTTAATGTCTGATTGAGATTCAATTATATTTACTTCTACTCCAAATTTAATACCTTCCCTTTTTGTTTGTTTTGAAACAGCAAGTGGCGCAAATATTATGACAGGTTTTTTTTCGTGTTTACTTACCTTGTCAGCCCATTCAAGCTGTATAGGAGTTTTTCCCAATCCACAATCGGCAAAAATACAAGCCCTGCCTTTTCTGATCGCCCATAATGTTATATCTCTTTGAAAATCAAATAACATCTTATTTAATTTTCCCGGTTCAAATCCAGTATCAGGTATTGTTATTTTTTTTGAATTTATAAAATCATTGTATTGCATCCACTAGCCTCGCTTTCTTTATTTTTTTGCAAAATTTATTTTTATTTTTTTAATTTTAATTGTATCCCCACATTTCATATCATCAAGTTCTTTTTCCAATTCAGGATATTTTCCACTTAAAAACATTGCCTTATTACAATCACAACTATAATTCCCATCCTCAAACATATATAATGCACTTTCTTCCGGATAACCATAACCAAAATCATACTCTAAATCATATTCTTTACCATTCAATTCAAATATAATATTTGCCTTCGTTTTATATCTTACTAATTTACCTTCTTCTTCAGAAAACACTATACAAACATTATGTTTACCTGCTATTGATTTTAATTTGTTTTTAAATTCTTTTCTTTCTTCTTTTAAATCAAACCAAAAATAATTTTCAGTTATACCGAGTTCTTTTTCAATATAATCAAAATTATTTATCTCTCCCCAATAATGCAAAAGATATTCATATTTATCATTCATTTTCAGCCTCCTTTACATCATTCCTAATAACTGCTCTTTTGACATCCCCAACAAACTACCAATCTTTACATCTTCATCCCTATGAAACATCTTCTCAAATAATTCACCCTTCGCATATAACACTTCCAATATATGTTGCTCCATCGTTTCTTCTGTTATAAGATTTATAATCCGTACTGTATTATGTTCTGAATTTATCCTTCTTATTCTCCCAATCCTTTGAAAATACTTTGATGGATTCCAAGGCAAATCTACATTTATCAATATGCTTGCTACCTGTAAATTCAATCCCTCCTGTATCGCTTCCGTTCCTATCAATATCCGTCTATCAGGATTATTGTTAAAATCCTTTATAAATAATTCCCTCTTCTCCATATTCGTTTCACTTGTTATCAATATTGGATTGCAAGTTTTTAATTCCTTTTTTATTATCTTTGCAAATGTTTTGAAATAACTTATTATAACAATCTTGCAATATTTCAAATCCTCATTCACGAGCCGTTTCAATTCTTCAAGTTTTACACTGCTCTTAATCCCTGCATCTAATAATTCCGTACTATCACATACCTCCTGCAATTTTACAAACTGTCCTAATATATCATCCCGTGTCATTTCACCATATATCTTTCCTGTTATCTCATCATACATTCTTCTTTGTCTATCCGTTAATTGCAATGTTATATTCTGCTTTATTATATCCGGTAATTCAAGCGATACATTATCAACTGTTCTTCTTATATACATCCCTGCTAATTTTTCCTTGACATCTTTTATGTTTTTATATCCAACTACTTTTAATATATTGATATTCCTGTGCCATAATCTATACGATTCAACTATGCAGTATTTCTTTTCAAAATATGTTTTAGAACGTAATCTTCTGCTATCTAAAAATTCACATATACAATACAAATCCTCCAATCCATTTTCAATTGGTGTTGCCGTCATTGCTAATTTATATTCCGTATCCATAAACAATTTTCTGATAACCTTATTTATTTTGGTTTTTCTGGTTTTGATTTTTTGTGCTTCATCAAGTATTATCATATTAACATGACTTGCTAATTCTTTAATCTTTTCGCTATCATGTCTTATTAAATCATAACTGGTTATTAAAATTACAGGATTATCTGTTGCAATAAAATTCTTATATACATAATGCCGTTCCCCTTTACTCTTATCATTTATAATCAATTCTATATCTGGAAACATTTTTCTGTTTATAAATTTTCTACATTCACTTAACCATTGCCTTCTTAAACTTGCAGGAACAACAACCAAAAACTTCATCACTCCTTCTGTCTCTATTAAATGAAGCATCACTGTTATCGCTTGCACACTCTTACCCAAACCCATATCATCAGCCAATAAAACTTTCTTTTGTTTTATTATAAACTCTACTGCTTTTGCCTGAAAAGGATATTGCTTTAAATCATTACAAAAATACTTTGAATACTTTTCAATATCAATATTATCATATAATATTTTTTTTGTATTCCTGACTTCATCTACCTTACTTCTTATTATAGTTTTTATCTCATCTGTAATTTCAATGAAATCACCATAATCAAAAAGCAAGTCCCTAACAAAATGCCAATATGCTCTATAATCTCCGTGTCTTGTTTTTGTAAGATACGGCTCGGATAATTCCCTATCCGTTTTGAGAATCAAATAATCACTATCAATGCTTAAATTCAATTATTGTTTCCTTTTAAAATTATGTTAAAAACAACAAGGAATTATATAGTGAAAAATTAAAATATTTTTGTAAAAGGAAAAAATAGTGTAATGTTCTGATGTTCTTCTTCTCTTCTCTCTTTCTTTTCTTCTCTTCTCTTCTCTTATTCTTACTCTTAAAGATTCAATATATATAATATACAACATGTTTTGACATATTAACATTAAAAATAATGATTATAAACAGTAAGATTCTATGTGCAATATTAGAGGTTTTTTTATAATATAAACTATTGATATTAAAAGCACTTATCCAAAATTATTAGCAACTAATAATTTCAACAATCCTTCCCCTCTATCCTTGTTAATGCTTCCGCTATCTTTTCCTGACTGTTTGATATATCCCTTATTAAGTCAGTTATATCCCGTTGAGTACCAATTATCTCTTTTTGTGATTCTACCAGATAACGAGGAGTAAACCACGAAGGTACACCGTCATTGTCATAGTGATTGTGCATTTCATATAATCGTACGGCTTTATCTTTTATTACCTCTATATCTTCTTTATTATCATTTTTGCCATTTTTCTTATATTTAACAAAATCAATAAATGATCTTATTATAAGCACTGCAAATATACCACCAACTCCTAACTGTCCTATATATTCATTCATTTTATACTTTCAAATTTTTCTATTGTTAAATTATTATTATCATTTGCTATGACTTTATATATCCTGATAACCATTCCCATTGAAAACTTAGCAAGTAACACTATACCTGCTAAACAAGCGATTATAACTATACTTTGCAATGCAACTATCCCCCATACCATCCATGATGAGTTCTGAACCTTGTCTATATCCTGTATTACCTCACCAATACTCTCTGCTGTTACTTTGCCACCTTCTCTTATCTGTTCACTTGTTTTTTCAGTTATTGTAATTGTCTGATCAAACTTCGTGTCCATTTTAGTAAAAGCCACCATATTATTATCTCCCTGTGTTTTTATATCGCTTGATAACTTTTCAAAACACTCCTTTGTTATTTTAGTTGCATCAGATTGTTTCACTCCTTGACCGTTACAACTGCATACGGAACAAACACAAGCAAATGATATTAAAACAACCAACATAAACAACACTATACCCGTTATTTCTTCTATAAGTTTTTTCATGTTATTCCTTGTTTTTTAATTTAATAATCGTTTCACTTATTATATAAATTATCCCAAGTGCAGTTAAGCATCCCATTGTAAATTTGTCAATCCCTATAATACCCACAACTATTAAGCCAATAATAGTATATGCCCTCTTTGAGCCTAAAAGATTCAATACTCCATTACTTAGTATTCTTTTTATTGCTTGCATTTTTTTCTTCCTTTTTAACAGTGTTTCCAATAACAATAAATTTACTTAAAAATATCCTTTTCTTTGCCGATAAAATAACTCCCGTTTTAGCAAGGTCTTCTTCTGTTACAATAAGAACATCAACATTTAATTCGACTTCTTTTTCTGATAATTCAATAAACTTTGAAAAAGCATCCGGATTGTCATCAATACTTATTTTTTCATTCTCTTTAAGACCGAGTGCTTTTCCTATTTTCATCTGCACATTTTTATACATTTTTCTTTTATCATAAACTTCATATGCCAAACTTTCAATCTTGTGTATAAAGTCTATTTCACTAAATGGAATGTCAAACAAAATATCAAGTGCCTGATCTGCAATTTCACCATACGTTGTTTTAATCATAACTTTTCTCCCTTGTTAAAAAATACTTTACTATTCTTCTGGATGTAATACATCATACATCGCCTGTGCATTATCTGTAATTTCTGTAATAATATTTGCCTTACTTTTTGTTACCCCACAATCTGCAAGTATAGATACAATCGCTTCTGATATTAAATCAATAAATGTAGCCACTTTTGCAGGTGGAAAATCCATGATATGCTTTGAAGCCATATCAACTCTCTGTCCTGTAATCTGATTTACAAAACCACCTTCTACTGCAATTTTAAGAAATCCATCCTGTAACTCCATTATAAACCGCCTACCTTTACCTTTTTCCAATGTTTCAAATTCCAATTCAGCCATTATTAATTCCTTTCTAATTAAAATGTAACACGCATCTTGCCAATACATGCGTCCCTGCACCACCTGCGGCAACACTTTCAACACAATGTCCTATTTCTGCAAAGTGGGTTTGATTTATTGGTTGAGGTGCACTCGCATTTGTTGCATCAGCATATCCAGCTTCAGTTATTGATGTCCTTGCCCAATTTCCTCTTGTTGCTCCTGTATTGTCCTCCAATGCCACATCTCCAATTCCAGATACAACAACCCACGCTTCAGCACCATCAGCTATACCACTATCCAAAAATATCCCGATAACTTCCAAATCATCTGCGGCAGTTAAAATTACCGCATCATTGTTTGCAGTATCAGGTTTTACTAATTGCCCTGCAACCGTTACTGCTCCTGTTTTATTTGTAAGTTTTATTGCTAATCCACCTATTGTTGTAATTTTAAATTTTTGTGCACCAGCGCTACTAAATATATGCCCCCCTAAACCAACATCATATTCTCCGTCTGTTTGATTATGTGTAAAACTAATCCATTCGGTTGTACTTTGATTAGCAGAATGTATAAAAAAAGTAGGATTAGGTTGCGCAGTATGTGCAAAATCAAACAATCTATCTGCAATTTCCACCAATAATAAACTTCTTGATGTTGCATCAATACCAAATATACAGGCATGATTTGTTTGAGCAGTACCCCACATAATACCAGAATCATTACCATCTCCAAATATAGCCAAATCATTATCACCCATCCATATACCGGCATAGAATAAAGCTTGTGAATCAAAATGAGCATTTCCATCAACCTCTAATTTTCCTGCTATCAATAAATCATTATCAGCCGTTAATCCATGACCTGATGCTCCTGCTGAACCTATTCTGATATATGTGCTGTTGCCTGTTATGTATCCTAAATTCGTTATGTAATTACCGTTAAGATCAATATAAGCACTCAGATTTAATTTTGTTGAATTTAATGACATTTTCGTAGCATTATTTACGTACCAATTCATTTGATTAATAGAAAAATCATACCAAAAAGCACCAATAAAGCTATCTGTCTCATGTCCCCAACTTAAACCATGATATGTGTTTGCACTATTACCAATAAATGTAAAAAATGAAGTTCCGTTATGTTCAATTATAATACTGGAATTTGCATCATGTCCTGCCGGATTCACTGCCGTTCTTGTTAAATGTACTTGTGCTATCGGAGTTAATTCGTTTATTCCTAATTTATACGTACCAGTTATAATAGTATTCCCACCCATAAATACACCTGCTGTTGCCGTTATGTTCATCGTATTTGCAAGTGTCGCATGAGTTCCGCCATATAGCTGGAATCTCGCACCTGAATTGTAAGCGTTACCACCTGATATGTAGAAAAAACTTGTATCAACTGTTTTGCAAAATGTTCCAAATGTCATTCTAATATGATCACCTGACGCATCAAGATAATATGTATTTCCCACATAAACACGAGAAGTATTTTGTAAATAATTCCCACCAAAATCAACATTGCTATCAAAAAATACCAATCCATCTACCTCTAATTTTCCTGCTATCAATAAATCATTATCAGCCGTTAATCCATGACCTGATGCTCCTGCTGAACCTATTCTGACAAATGTACTGTTGCCTGTTATATATCCTAAATTCGTTATATTTTTTCCATTTGCATTAAAATCCGCTCCATTATGAAATATCTGTGACCATACTGCCGCTGTTGATGTTTCATCTGCACATATATAAAAATATTTTGTTACGGTATCAAACCAAAATGTTATTCCAGTTCTCATATTATCACCAATATCATCATTTACTGTTGGCGCTGAATTTTTTAAATTTACCAATGTTCCAAAGGTATTATGCAATCCAGAAGCATCAGTGAGTGTTGCCCAATCACAATTCACAAAAACATTTCTTTGTGCCGCCGCTGATAATGAAATTGTAGCAAAAGTACAATTAGTAAATTTATTATCATCACCTGCAACTGTTAATGTTCCAGTTCCATTTATACCAACAAAACTATTCTGTGTTGATGTACTGTCAAGTGTTATGTTTCCAGATGCCGCATTTTTAATTCTGATATTTGAAAATGTACTGTAATCAGCACCTGCAAGCGAGATTCCTACTGGCACTCCATCAATCAATCCCTGATCTATAACAAATCCAGTAGCACTATTATTAACAATTATTCCATAACTTGATAATGTTTCTATTGTAAAATTAGTTATTTTTATTCCATCACCAACATCTACCGTTATTCCTCTGCGTACATTTGTTATATATATTTTATCAACAATTGAACCAATATTTGATAAATACATTCCTTCTTCTGTTTTGTTTGTTCCATCCAAATAAATATTACTGTAAACGTTTCTAATAGGACTTGCGCCTACCCATACTTCATAAATTAAATATTCCAAATTAGAACCGGATGCAATTGTTGATACATTGAATTTATTTAAATAATTATTCCCTGCATCTTCAAGTATAATATAATCAACAGTTGCTTTTCCACCTATCATTTTAAAGCATTCATAAGATGAATCATCATTTTTTATGTGCAACGGAGTATATGTGTTCGCATTACCGATAATTGCTATATCCCTCCAACAATTATTTGTACCAAAATCTGCGATACCTTTATGCGCATTAGCCGTACCTGTAAAATCAAACGTCAAACTTCTGAATCTGCAATAATTAGCGTTCGTATCCAAATCAATTTTTACTTCATCGGTTGTCGGTGCAAAATAAAAATATATGCCTGACATCAATACTTCTGATACGTTTATATCAATTAAAAAATCTCCCATATCAACACGTACACATGTTTGATCATCACCTTCTATCCCACCAAGCCCAATAAATACTTGCCCTTCTTTTGGTATAAAATCTGCTATTTCTGTTATCGTATCTCTTGATACTGTTATTATTGCTCCTGCCGATTCACCTGTCGCCGCATCACTCATTGTTTTATACTTCCCATATCCATTTGCATTTACTACTGCTTCTTCATTTGGGAATATCGCTCTATTTGTTCCTGTATCACTTAACTCTGCAACATGATCTGTTCCCTCTAAATGATTCCCGTAATAAATATTATTGCTTCCAATTAAATTCAATTCGTATCTATCATTATCCTTACATCTGTTCCCTGCAATTATATTTTTTTCAGAGCTTGCATCAATATGTATTCCATCATATGTTGCTGAATCAGCACTGTCATTTCCTTCGACTTCATTTTCTGTAATAATACTATGCTTTACTGTATTAGTATATATACCATGTTTTGTGTTGAAACTCGAATCACAATTTGCAATTTTACAATAATCACTTGTTGCGATTGAAAAACCATTAAATCCATTCTGTATTGCAGTACAAGAATCAAAGGTAATGTTTTCACTATCAACAACTTTTATCCCATCTTGATTTGTCCCTATTGCATGACAATTTTCATATACATTTCCTTTGCCCTCAAAATCATAAATTCCTTCTGTACTGCATCCAATCGCTCTGCATGATCTAAAAGTATTATAATACCCACCATTCCATAATCCAATTACAGAATGTTGTATAATTACATTGTCAAATAAATTCTGCGCTGACATATTAACAAGATTAATTCCAACTCCATGTATATCTTTTATCAATAAATTCCTAAAAGTACATTGAGCGGAATGTGCTAAGTATAATGCTGTGCAATTTATACTGTTTTCTTGAAAGATAACATTTTCAATATAAGACCTTATAGCTCTTGACCAGTACATATTATAACCGGGAGTATCAGTATTATTTTTCATTGTAACATTTTTAATTACAATATTGTCTGCCATATCACCTGCAAAATAATTTAATCCTGCTCTTGTTTTGCCTCTATATGTTTCTATTATTGTTAAATGAGTACCATCTGATACGGAATCAATTCTATATATTTCTCCTTCTATAACAATCCAATGATTATTTAATGCTGAAGTCCAAGCCGTCCCATTTCCTGTTATAGTAGTACTTGCATTTGTTAATGTTACTGTTCCTGCTTCAACAATCGCACCTGATATATCGGGAAATATTTTCCCAACTCCATTGAAATCAATAATAACACCCTCTGCACTTTCACCTATAAAATTCTGCCCATCTTTAATAACAATATCCCCAAGCGATTCTACATACGTTCCATTCCTGACAAAAAATGTTATATCTGATGCTTCCGTTGCCGCCGCCACTTGCCAACTTGTATAATCACCATCACCTCCTGCATCAATTGTTTTATCATATAGTGTTTGTCCTGTTCCAACTCCTTCAATATATTCTCTAACCTGAATATATAAAGTATTCGTGTCTGCTTTAGTAAATCCAACCTCAACAATTTTATTCGCACCTACTGGTTTTGTTATTGTTATTCCACCTGCTACTGCTTCCGATAAATAATATCTGCTGTTCGCTGTTAATCCCCATCCTGCTTTTGTTATCTTGCCAACATATCTAAAAAATCTTTCCTCATCCGTTACTCCACTCTCTGTTAAAAATCCAACCACATGAGCCGTTCCTGCCGCATCTGCTTTTGCTTTTTTAACTTTACTTGTCGCAAAATCAAAATAAAACACTTCTCCTTCAGTCCCATTTACACCCAATGTCAATTTATATGTTCTACCATTTTCAATGTTATCCATATCATCATTGAAAGATTCATTTGCATTATAAGAACCTTCTGTTAAATATTCCAAATTCATATCAGTAGTCATTGTCATTTTCTAACTCCTTTTAAATAGGTTGCAAGGATTTCCCAAACCCTCCAAGGGAGAAGCGAAAGAATGGTACTTTCCCTGCAACCGTATGTCAGAATCATTTAAATCATTTTTAAGAGCATTTCTCATTTATTATACCCTATTTATCTATTTACAAGATAAAGTCCTTATATACGCTAAATAACAAGGTCTCATGCCTATTATAATCCCTATACTATCTCAATATACTTCTTTACCACATCATCAACACTACCAAATTCATTTTTTGGCTGTACTCCAAGGTAAAATTCTGTATCACCGCCCAAATCAGTATTTCTATCTGCAACCAAATATGTATACTCAAACACATCACCAATTGAATGTGTTGCTTTTAATACTAAATTCTTATCATAAACTAAAATATTATTACCTATTATATTATCCTCAATGAATACTCCTGTCAATAACCATTCATTGAATCCTGCTCTGCATATTCCACCCATACTATTCGTATCAATCCAAATAATTTTAGGATCTGCTAATGTTGTTGTTTTTATACTTCCTAATTTAATTCCACCTTCTTCTAATTCCAATCCTGCTGTATGTGTTGCTTTTTTAGTTAATCCCTTTAATGTGTATTCATATACAGGTGATTCATCAAAATCCTGCTCATCACCTCTATAATTTAATGATACACATTTAATATATATCTTTTTCCCTACCATATTATCAGGATATTCATACGCTAAATATCTTAATGGTTCAAGTGTCAATAATACTTCATCTGTTGTATGTGCTTTTGGTATTGTATAATATTTTCCTCTTGCACAATTTTTCAATGTTACAATATCACCGCTTGTTGATATTTCTCTATATGAAACAAATTCAAAATTAGTTAACTCACAATCCGCTACTTGCAATTCACCTATTACAGAAAAACTTCTATCATTCCTTTGCTCTTCTAATGTAAATCCCGCAAAGGCATCTGGATAATCTCCTGTATCAATTTCAATCTCTTTATCATCCTCTCCAACTATTGCATTTATATCACTTGCCAATGCAGGTGAAGGAATCGTACCTATATACCTATATGTCAAATCTTCTTCTGCAACATATACATCAACCGCCATTGTATCATAATCATTTCTAATAAAAGTCAAACAAGCTGTGTTTATGTAATTCGCTCTTAATGCAGGTTGTTCAAAAATAACAGGAATTACATTAGAAGGAAAATCAGGTGCAACAAGTTTTGCTTTTGATCTTGATACTTTGTATGTTTCAAAAGTATTTAAATAACTCTCTTCAATTCTTGCTACAACCTGCATCGCTCCATTAACCTCATAGTCCGGCTCTCCAATTGTTAATACCCTTATTGTTTGATTATTCAATTCCATATCTGGAAAATTTAAAGTCAATACACAACCCAAATTCAAATATAAATATTTCGGCATTAATTTATAAGAAAATGAACTCGTATCATATTGTGAAAATTTTAATAATCTGTATGCCTGTCTTGAAGCACATCTATCATTGGAAAAATAAATATAATCAACTACTTCTGTTATTATTTCTTCATCTTCTTCCTGTGCTAAAATATTATCAGCTTGAAAACTCGCTTGTCTATAATTAGCTATTCTATCAATATAAGTTATGTTAATTCTATTTGCACATAATGATTTATCTTTTAAGTTAATTTCAATTCTCTGGTATTCATCAGCATATATATCTTCATCTGTTATTGTCGCTTCGGAAACATCGGTATTTCTAAAAACTTTAAATTCATATTTACCTTCATTATTTATAAAAATCAATCCATGAATATATGTCATAAGATTCTGCATAAAATCTACTGTTTTTTCGAATGCATTTATCAATATTGAAACACCTATTTGATTATCTCTACAATAATCTGATAAATCCTGTAATGATGTTAAATCTAATTTTGCTACTGGTATCTCTCTTTCATTTATCATAACATCATAAAAAACCTGTGCAGGATTGCAATCAGTTATTAAATGCATTATCCCAAAAGTATCTACACTACTGCTAAATGATATTAAAATTGTACCGTCTTTATTCCACTTAACATATCCATCATAAAGACTTGATGGCTTTTCTTCCCAAAACTCTTCAAGATTTATTGATTCCCTATATGATATAATACCTGTATCTTTATTAAATCCATAAATATTCATCAAATATGAATCATGTGCTTTAGGCATTATTCCTGTTATAAATTCATCCCCACCTTTTAATACACTTATTGCATGTAATTCATCCTCATCACCTGTTAAATAATTTACAACTGACATATCAGATAAATCAATACTATAAATCCGTTCCGTTGCTCCTGTTTCTCCTGTTAAAAATAACCAATCATTCACACAATCAATATCTTCAATCCCAATCGGTAATGATAAATCATAAACAGTAGGAGTGCTCGAAAAATCATTCCAATCATATTTATATAAATTATCTCCATTATCATCTGTCCATGCAATAAATGAATTGTTATCATTATGGCACATTCCTCCCATCGTTCGTGAACCGCTTGCAGGAGCAATAAAATAATTTACGTCTACCGTTCCAAGAATTATACTATCTTTTTTATATTGGTTCAAATCAAGTTTAATTACTGCTACCTCTGTCACATCCCAATCAACAAGTATATATAAATTCCTTCCCTTCTTTGTTTCAATTAAATCTATATCCCATACATCTGTCGCTCCTATTGCAAAATCTGTTATATCCAATGTTATATCTAATTCAAAATCCTGATTGTAAATCTTTACATATTCATCATCAACCATTATAACATTATTTCTACTATCCTTAATTGATTTCCCATATCCACCGCTATCATTTTTTACTGTTTTCAATGGATTATAAACTCTTGCAGATGTTCCTGCATTACTGTTAAAAGGATACCTATGTGCCTCAACGGTTATTGTCGGTGCTTGCGGCTGATTTTTCCCTAAATAATATCCATCAAAAACAACATAACATAATCCCTTATATGGTACAGGATTTACTACATTAGATTGTATTGTCGGGTCTGTTGTTTGATCTGTTGCTCCTGCATATATTGTTACCGTGCTTAATCCTTCTTGATAAATCAGTTTATCATTCCCCCACATTCTTGTTATATATGATTCTCCCTGACATACTCCAAGAGCACTATTCATATAATATTTATATCCGACTACTTGACTGCCTCCTGAACCTCCCTTTCCTGAACGGATTGATTTTGTTTCTAATTTTCCCTTCCATACATAATTACCACCTATTTTCATTGTTCCATAAAGCAATGGTATAGGGATTCCCTTTTGTGCTGTATTCAATCCTAAATTCGTATATTTATCTGGTTTTGGTAATTGAGGTGGAAATAAAAAATTTCCTATTGCCATACCCATCATAAAACCCCATGAACCTAATGGAGTAGTGGCAAGGAGTATTCCTAATCCTAATCCAACTGCCGAACCTTGACTTATTGCAGGTTGTCCCATATCGCTTTCACTCTATACACTGAACAAATATTTAATTTAAAATTCTTTAATCTCTGCTTCTTTACACCCAATCCAGAAACTGCGTGAATTATACAATCATCATCAACAAGTAAAGCGATATGACTTTCAATATTATTGTAATAAAAACTAATCACATCTGCTTTTTGTCTTTCATCAAAAGGAATTATATATCCAAATTTTAAAAACTCTTTTTTAAAAGCATCCTTATCTATGTTTTCAATCTTCCCTCTATGCCAATCCTTGTAAAAATAAGGTAATACATAATTTTCTGGCATTGCATTTGCTTCTTTTAATATCTCCGAAATTATATTACCGCAATCAATCCCTTTATCCTTGCAACAAGCACCTTGAATATATGGAGTATTTAACCATGTATGCGCTATCTCAATAATCAAATCCTGTAATGTTATTATTTCTGTCATAATATAGCTTCTTCAGGAGAGGGTATATCTTGAAATCCACCATAATTCAATTGATTGCTGTAATTATCTTTACAATCATCATATGTCTTTTTGCAATGCGGTATCATTTCATATGTGTCTCCAATCTGAATTGCAGAAGGAAAATAAACTAACACTTCAATCACTCCCGTAGTATATGCCTTTATAAGTCTCTTTTCTCCATTGTTATTTCCTGATGTCATTGTAATTCTGCCTAATTCAAAATAATCATCTGTCTCTGTTCTTCCACTATCATTTATAATTGTTATGCTTGAACCTGCCTCTGCTGTTCCTGTAACTTTTAAAACTGTTTTTGATAAACCACATAAAGCATCATACATTGTATGATCGCATCCCTCTGTATATACTCTTTTCGGTATTGTCTTTTTGAAATCATTTAATTCATTCTTAACTGTAATTTCAATTGTTGAATTATTATAATTTACTTCCCCAACTTCTCCTATAAATCTTAACCCATAATTCGTATGATTCGTTCTATCAACCCATCCAATTTGTATCTCCGCATTATCCAAAACTCTATAAAATAATTTTTCAACATTAACATAATCACTATGTCTCGGTAATATTATCGCAACTTCACCAACTGATAAATCAGTATTCTTTTCTGAAGGGTCTGATATTATAGGAATCGACTCATATGTATTGCTATCAACACTCCAAACAAAATCACTTTCAAAAGAAGTAAAATATGAAATCGTACCATCAATATACGTTACTTTAAATAACTTTGCTAATTGTATTTGTTTTCCTGATAATGTTGTCTGTAAAGTCATGGTACAATTATCTCCCTCATTCTCAATCCTTGCAACATTAAATTATTATAATTTAAATGCGTATATCCTTGTTCATCATCAACAAAACTCATTCTTCTTTTAAAATAAAATTCCGCTTCAATATCATGTGCCAATGTCGGAGCAACTACAAAAGTAACAATTCCTGATTCCGTATAATCAATAGAATAATTCACTGTTTTTGTTTGCAATACATTATTAACCCAAATTCTTGCATCAATAGGTGTTTCATTTATATCCCATCTTTCAAATCCTTCCGCATCTATCAATTGGAATGTTTTTAATGCTCCCGTTCCTGTTCCTATTGATACCCTTGATACAAAATTATAATCAGAATCTTCAAACAAAAAATCATCATAAGAACCTTTCCTTGCATTAAAGAAATCAATTATATCCAAGGCTTGTGTTTTTGTTAATGCAGAAAAGTTTAAATTGTATTCCCTTCTATCATGTTCCGTGTTATTAAATACTTGTCTATTCCCTGCATAAGATTCTACCTGTGTATTCTTAAAAAATGTAACTGGTTCAAAAGGAAATTGTGTAAAATTAATTATCACATCATTTATTACTAAATCGGACATCTTAAAATCCCTTCTTTCTATTTAACAAACCTTTTTGTATTACTGCTCCTACCGCATTCATGTTTTTGCTCAATACTCTAAATGTATCCTTGCTATCCAAAGAACTAATATACATATTTACAATAGCGCCTTGTCCTTGTCCCATACCTCTGCCACTTAATAATTTCAAAAGATTTGTTTGTTGACTTCTATTTAATATCATCTCTCCCGGTGATACCATTACAGGCATAGTATCAATGCCCCGTGGATAACCTCTCTGCGCTCTTGGTATCCCACCTAATTTAAACCGTTCCATTGCTTCACCTAAAACATCAGTAACTCCTGTAATTGTTTCTCCACCACCGAATCCACTAAACAATTTCATTGTTGCCATTTGTGCTAATCTTTGTGCAATCATCCTTCCTATATCTCTCATAAATTGATTTATATAATCCAATAATCCTTTAAACTCTCCAAACATCATATCAAAAAACAAATTTTCAAAAGCACTTGTCATTGTACTTGCTGTTGTCTCTGCTACATCTGCCATACCCTTAAATGTATCTTTAAATTCTTCAATAAAACCATCATACATTTCTGTTAATGTTAATATTTTTTTCTCACCAAGGTCAAATCCACTTAATGCCTTTTCCCATGTATCAGTTAAACTTTCTAAATTCTCATCTGTTTTATTTAATAATTTATTGTATTCCTTTTGTGCTTCATTATTGTTTTTATTTAATTCAAATCCATCTTTTAAAAGCGCCATAAATTTACTATAACTTGCAACCTGTTTCATTATGCCTTCTTCTTGATTTAATAATTCCTTTCGTTGCTCTTTTAATTTTTCTATTGTATCTTTTATTTTATTGGTAATTTTTGCATTTCCATCTCCCCATAATTTTACATAATTTTCTATACCTTCTTCATAAGCAATTATTTCCTGTGCATTTTTTGTTAATTGATCCGATATGCTTCTTAATGCTTTATTGGCTTTATTGGCTTCTGATTCTATGCTCTCTCCAATGCCAAACATCTCAAGAACTTTTATAATCTCCATAAATGTTTCAACAAATTTTTTGAATCCTATTCCTAATGTAGTAATCATATTTAGTATTGTTTCAGCTATAACTGGTAATCCTGATATAAATGCTTTTAATGTTTTCGCCCAGTTTCGAATATTTCTAATCCAATCCTCTATTAATTCTTGTAATGCTCCTGTTTTAAGCATTTCCATAAGTTTTAATCTAAAACTTTTTACAACATCACCTGCTATTGTTCCTATTCTTTTAAATAAATTTATTATTTCATTGCTTCTCAATAAATCAAGAAAGAATGACATTGTTTTTACTACCTCATCAAACAATCCTGATTCTGCAATCATAATTTTTATATTTGTTACTGCATCAGAAATCATTGAACGAATACCAATAAATGTTGTAGCAAGTTTCGTTGCCATTCCTGCTACACCATATTTCGGATCAGTTAACATTTTAACCAATGCAATTCTAAATTCATCAACTGATAATTTAGTGGAATCCAAACCCATCTTTGTTTGCATTATACCTCTAAGCATAGCACCCGGGCCACGTGCCAAGAATGTACCCATCTGCCATGCACGACCAATTACATTGGCTACCGTCTGCATACTCGCACCTGTTAGCGCTGTTGCATCTGCAAGCCCGATCATTGTTACTCTTATATCTTCTCCAACTACACCCCATGCTTTTAATTGCTTTGCCGCACTTGCTATTTCATCAATTGTAAAAGGTAATCTTCTCGCAACATCCCATAAATCTTCAAATGTCTTTTTACCTTTTTCTGCACTTCCCATCAATACACCAAATTGCAATATCAATGCTTCAAACTGTGCTTTTGTTTGTACTGCCCCTTTTAATAAATCAACTGTCGCCCTTACAAGTTTTTTCATAGCTATAATAGCACCTGCCTTTATTGCTACGGCAAATGCCAACACTGCACCTTTTAAAACATTAAAACCTTGCTTCAATGCTTTAATAGATTGACTACTGGTTTTTTCTAAATCTTTCCAAACAGCTTTTGTAAGATTCTTTGCTCTTAATATTACCCACATTGTTTTTGTATCATCTGCCATTACTTTTTATTCCTATTATCTTTTTCCGTTTTCTTTTTCATAAATTCATTTCTTAAATATCCTACATATTTTAATCTACTCAAAATATGAGCAGGTTGGTTATATGTTCCTCCTGAATATGGTAAATGCCCTTTTTCAAAATATCCGAATAAATCCAAATACATAATTGATTCATTCGTGATAAGTGATACAGGACAGCGATAAAAATTCTCCCCAGTTTTATCATCACTGAATTGAGGATTAGGAGTTGGTTTTTCACAACCTTTTCCTTTTCTAACACCTTCTACTCTTTTAATCTCTTCTGCGGTATTATTTCTCGGTTTACATTCTTCACAATTGATTTCTTCAATAGCACATAATACCGCAACTTTCAGTTTTTTTCTTCTTCCTCCGTCATGTAAACTTTATTCATCGTTTGAGAAAGAAGGTCAAATATATCCAATGGTTTTAACAAATTTATATCAATCTTATCTCCGGATAATACTTGAAATTCACTATCAATCAATATGTTTCTTATTTCCACAACATGATCTTTAAAAAATGTCCTCAACATATTCTTTAATGATTCCCCATCTGGTGATGAAAAAATATCAATAAGTTTACCAATATCTTTTTCCGTATTTATGTCACCAAGATATTTCTGGTATATACTTGCACAACTCAAAAACTCAAATTGATCTAATGGTACAATTTCAAAAGTTGTCTTAGTGTCTCCTGAATCTCTTGACAATGAAATCCTAAATGTTTCCTTTTTTTCTGCACTAATAGCCATAATTTTCTCCCTTTAAAAAAACATGCAACTTAATAGCAACGTAAAGACCATTCATCATCATCTCCACTTGCCGTATAATCAATATTATAAATTCTTAAACCATTCCTGTCACCAGGTGAAATATTCGTTATCTGTATTTCTGGTTCACTCAAATCAAATTTATTTCCTACCGTAGCACCAATTGTCGCAACAATAGCAATCTTTGTTGATTTTTCAAATAAATCCCAAAAATCCTTATCAGATATTGCAACCATTTCAGGGTCAACACTCCCTGTTACGTTTCTATTTGTAATTCGCAATCCCTTTAATCCTTCCGGTGAATTTAAATCTGGTCTTTCAGATATTTCATTCCCCAAATCAAAAGTCAATGTTTCTGCTATACCTGCATAATTATCAATTTTAAAACCTAAACTTTCAACAATCGGAGGTAGTGTATCATTTATAAAAACAGGTTGTAATTGAGAAACATCAGAAGGTTTATTATAAAGACCTGTAAAATTAAATGTTAATATACCAAAATTCCCTGCAACTAAATTACATGATACATTCCCATAGCATCCAGTCATTAAATATTGCTGTCCTGCATAATTAAATTTTAATGCTACACTATCCATTCTTGATTCATCAGATGTTGGATTATAAACTCTACCACTTGTAATATGATCTGTTGCTATCAATGCACAAGCCCTTAAAAGCGGATCAAATTCAATTGGACTTGCTAATGTCGGCGCAATACCTCTCCCTTTTAATTCAACATCAAAAGAACAAGTCATTATTTTCTTGCCTACTCTAATACCAAAATTAGAAATTGAATCCTGATACACTTCACGTTCAAGTAATGTCGGATCAACATTTACATCAAGATTAGCAATCTGTATGGCATTTGCCCCAGTCAATATAGGAGGTGATCCATACGGTGATTCAATCCCTGCCAATAAAACTGTTTTTCTCGTTAACATTTTTATATCTCCTTATTATGATATACTTGCTATTATTTCTCTTTCATACACTACCCACATTACATCACCTGTCCATAATCCTCTCCCTACGGTAGTATCCATTGTTATTTCTCCTAATGACGGCATTTCTGCATCTTCCATTGTTTCACCTAATGTTAAATTTATCATTAGTTTATTTTGTATTTTATTTAATATACTTTGTAAAGTATTGTATGTTATTGTTGGATTTTCTCCTGCACTTATAACACCTCTTGTAACTATTGTATGAGCATGTCGCAATACATTTTTAAAAGATATAATTTCTGTTGTTCTTGAAGCCCTATAAATCTGAAATCCTAAAAATAAATCCTTTGCAGATGTTCTGAATTTATCAATAAAATCTTCTTGATTTACAGGAGCAATTTTTCTTGTATATGTATTCTCTACACTCGTAACTGCATCAACAAGATTTTTAACTGAATCCAAAATTGATAATACATCTAAACTCATATTGCTTTTATTCCTTCATCAATGCAATAATTATAAAATGTTTTTAAATAACTTAAACTATTATCCTTTGCCCTTCTCATTGTTGCTACATATCCTTTTTGCATTTTAGAATTATAAAATACCTGACCTCTTGTATTCATATCGCCTTTTTTCTTATAAGTTTTAGCAATAGCAAAAGCAACTGATAATGCTTCATCACCACTTATTCCTAATGCTTTTTCTACCCACTTTTTTAATTCAGTAGGCGGCGCCATTTCTTTCCATATACCACCGTATTCAATTACAAGAGAATATAACATTCTATTGTATATTTTTATATACATTTCATTATCTGCAAATTTCATTATAGGTGATATTCCAAATCCTTGCATATAATGTCCTAATCCTTTAGCTTCAATTCTTGCTATGTTTATACTTTCAGTTTTTATCTTATTCGCACCACCAACCAAATATTTTGTTAATTGTTTATCTAAAACTTTCGGTGCTCTTTTAGACAATATATCTACTTTGTTTTTAACATCACTCGTATCAATACTTATTTCAATAACCATTAGTCTGTATCATCCTCATGAAAAACTCTATCAACTCCCCACCTTGTTTCGGTATTCCATTGTTGAGTTGCTTGTCCTGCCGCTGTTTCTGCCTTTCTATTCGCTTCTTCAGGATCACCAAATATATGATTGTCATAATTCATTTTGAATTGCTTTGCAATATTCAATCTACTATTACCTGACGCTACCATATTAACAAAATCTAACCCCTGTCCATCTGAAGTAGTATTGTATTCCTTTTGTGCTTCTTTTAAACAAGCAAAATAAGCAGATAAATTTAACACTGCCAATTGATCTGATTGCAATACATCACTTATCGTTGATATAAGTGCCGTGTATGAAACTCTTAATTTCTCTGTTATCTCTGGTGAATCATCTAATAACAATAAGTTTATCGTTCCTATTGGTTGTTTATAAACCTCATAATTCTCTTTTGCAATAATATCCTTTTCAGGTTCAGTATCATCTACTGGATATTCAACTTGTTTAATCTCTGAAAAATTCCATATAAACGTTGCAGGTAAATCATAAATCCCTGTTCCGTTTCCTGTATACTCTTTTATTGTCTCTGTTGGTTTATCTTTATTATACTTTTCAATCGCTTCGTTTATACTCTCTTCTAATGTATCGCTTTCTTGATTGAAATTTATATCTTGATTCTGTAACAATCTCTGTAATTTTTGAATTGCAGTAGTAGTATTCATTCTTTATCTTTCTTTCAAGATATTTTTAACGAGCAGAAACTAACACATTAGAACCTTTACCTGCCGCAATCAATGTTGTGCAATTTATTCTTATCTTATCAAATATTTTATCAACAATATGATAATGAATAACTCCTGATGCCGCATTTACTGTTGTTATTGTTTCGGGTACTGATTCTCCACCCTCAAGACATCCCTCCACTTTTACTGCCGCATCACCTGCAAGAACACCATTAAATAAAAACTGCAATGTAATTCTTTCTGCATTAGGTATTTTAAACCATTCCTTCGCCCCTGTTGTCTGTAATCCTGTTTCACCACACATTATCACACCGTTGCATGGAGCAACCTGACTTGGATTAGTATTTCTGCGTCTTGTCGTCATATAGAAACTCCTTATTTATAGCAAGGCAATGAGGGAGAGTTTTTATACTCTCCCCCATTACTATTTACAAAAAGCAAAGAAAGAAAGCCACTTCAATTAACTTTAAGTAGGAGTTCCCATATAGAATGGTCTGTAATCTTCAATCACACCACCATACTCATGGCGCACTTTGTAAACAATCCTGTCATTCGTAAACATCAAACTTGCCGATTCCTGATTTGCTGTTATCAATGTAGGTGTTTCCCTGCCTAATACAAATCCTATTTCTAAACCATCCCAAATCATCGGATCTGCAACAAGATACCAATTGTTTGCATCCGATCTTAAAAATGGACTTACAAGAATTTCAACTGATTTATAAACTGGATTCACATCATTAAAAGTCTTATAAGTAGTACCCGGTATCAATTCACTATTCAGAATCCTTTTTGCCGTTGAAAGCAAATCTCTCGGAATAACAAGATACTTAGGTGTTATACCTAATTCCTGTTTTGCATCCATGTCCTTGTGATTATACATCTTTACCAATGCCGCATCAAGAGAAGTAAATGTCAACGCATCAGATGTTATATTGTTATGAGCAACCGTGTAAAGAGCCGTGGTATCATAAATTGTTCCATCATTGATTGCCGCAGTAACATAATTCAACATCTTATCAAAAGCAAACTGATTCACTGTTCTTAAAGCCGCACGACTTATATGCTTCACAAGTTTCCCGAACGCTTTCAAATCATCATTCAGAATCGCTCTTCTTGAAATACCTATGTTGTTCCCCTTAGTGATTGCCGCATACTGCGCTCTTTCCTCACTTGGATTTGTGAACTCAACATAAGCCGCATCCTCTGCTACTGTTGCAAGATTCGAAAATTCACCAAAGGCAACTCTATCCTGTGTCTTGAAATTATCAATCGGTACTACTGAAGCTATCTTACGGTACAATGCATCACCAATGTTGTACTCCCTTACCATTCTCTTCGTCTGTGAATTGGCAAGTATTTTAGTGAAATCAGATGTTTTAATAGATTCATGCAGTCTGCTATTCCGTGAACTCATATCAACATTTCCATCAATATATTCATCACCTGTTATATCAATATAAGCCCTT